GCCCCACTCCTTGAGGGCGGCGAGGATGGCGGCGAGCTGCTCGGCGAGGCGGCGCGTCACGACGGCACCGCCTCGGCGAGCTCGGGCACATCGAAGAACGTGACGGCCACGGCGAGTGCCTGCCACTGGTCGGCGACGATGCCGTGGAGCGGGCCGGGTGTTGCCTTTCGCCCGATGGCCGCGTCCCTGCCGCCGAAGCGGTCGATGAGGGCCGCCCGGACCCCGGCATCGGCCGACGCTCCACGAGCCGCAACGCCGAGGTGGCGCAGGATGGCGGACCGCCGCAGAAGGTGGACGGGCAGCGGCCGCGCGGCCTCGACGAAGCGACCGACCCACTCGGCCGTGACAATCGTCTCCATGCCCATCTGCGAGCCGTAGCGCGGCTCGATGCGCTCGATGACGACGGCCGGCGCGGGTCCCGTGCGGGCGTGCTCGAGGATGCGCAGGAGGTTGCCGTTCGCGCCCTTCCCGTGGGCCGCGACGTCGAGCAGCCCGCGCTCGCACCACAGCAGGACGTGGGCGCTCTCGGTGGTGCCGGGGTCGATGGCGAGGACGGCGGCGCGGGCCTCCTCCCAGCCTGAGCCGTAGGCGTTTCCTTGTCCGACGCCGCCGTGATAGCGGACACGCAGATTGGCCTCGTCGGCGGGAGTCGCATCGGGGCCGAGATGGATCATCGCCACGGGAGCGGCGGCGACGGCCTCGGCCTCGATGGCGGCGAGTACCTTCGGGTGCCGCTTCCGCAGGAACTTCATGACCTCATCGGTCGTGACGGGGCCTCCGGGGCTAACTGGCATGGTCGGCCTCCACGAGCTCCTCGCCGTGGAAGCGTGGGCATCCGTCCGCGATGAGCCAGTAGCCATACGAGAAGCCGCCGAAGATGCAGCCAGCGGAATGCAGACCGCAGTCGTCCCCGTCACATTCACCGCCACACTTACGGCAGTCGCCCTCGGGGCTGTGCTCGTCCCACCATGCACCGGGATGCTCTGGTCCGATCATCAGCGAACGGTCGGTGTCAGTCATCGCTCAGCCTCCACGATGGCGAGGAAGCGAGCGCGGTGTCTGTCGTCGCCCCATTCCACGACTCCCTCGGCCTCCATCTCCTCCACGATGCGGGCGCGCTCGGCGGCCTCGGCCTCGGTAGCGACGTGCCTTTCGTTGCGGTGGCCCACATCGCCGCATTCCCGGCAGGCCGGGTAGAAGCGGATCAGGCAGTCGGCGCAGGCCCACATCCGCTCGTCGCCGTCGGAGATGGCGTAGGTGACGATGGAGCCGTGGCGGCACTCACTCATGGTCGGCCTCCACGATGGCGAGGACGGCGCGGCGGCTGATGACTCCCTCCTTCTCGCGAGGCGGTCCCGGTCGGTCATGCCAGTCCCTCCACAACGAAGTCGGTTCCCGGCTCCTCGGCGTGGACGCCAACGACCGGCACGATGAGGGCGCGCTTGACGCGGCGGCCCTCGAAAGGCATCCCCAGGCCGAAGTAGGCGCACGCCCGCTGGCAGTCCTCGTAGGCGGCCGGCTCGGTCATGCCCCACATGTCGGAGGTCGGGGTGTCATCCATCACGACCATGACGCGGTAGGCGCCGGGGTAGACGCGGCTCACCGGATCACCATTCCAACGCTGGTGGCGCCCAGGAGGACGCCGATTAGCACGCCGATGAGGAAGCCCTGCGCGGACCAGACGGCGCGGCTCATGCGGCCTCCCCCGACGGGCCGTGGAGGGCGATCCAGTCCTCGAGGTCGAGGACGATGACGGCCCGCCGCCGATGGCCGGGGCCGGGCGCGTCGGTGATGACGACGGCCGCCGTCTGCGCGCCGTCGGTCGGGATGGCGCGGAGCCATGACCAGATGCGCTCGGGGAAGGCGGTGCCGGACTTCACCTGTACGGCGAGCCAGTCGCCGCGGGCGTCGTCGGGGCCGCCGAACTGGCCGACCCGGCGGAGGCCGAGCCGCTTGGCGACCTCTCGCTCGATCGCGTTGCCGCGGGAGCGGTTCGTCCGGCCGCGGCGGGATGCGGTAGCGTCCAGCGGCGTGCCGCACCGGACGCAGATCGGGTCGCCAGCGGACCACTCGTGCCGTCGGCACGTCGGTCGGCCCTTGGCCCCGTTGGGCTTGCGGCCATCGTCGTTGGTGAACGGGAGGTCTTCGAGGTCGGTCATGCTTCCACCGCCTGGGCCTCGGTGACGAGGCGCCGCTGAACTTCGGGCCGCAGATGACGGAACGACCATGCCTCGCGGCTCGTCATGTCGAACGTGGCGACCATGCCGGCCAGCTCGTCGAGCGGGTAGTCACACCAGCCGCAGCGCTGCGGGTGGCGGTTCGAGACGTGGATGGGCGACGACTCCCGCGACAGGTGGCAGATCGCGGCGGCGACCGCCGCGGCCGGGTCAAGCTGCATCGTTCCCTCCTGCGCGGTAGCGGGCGATCTCGGCCTCGATCTCCTCGGGCGTCATCTCGGAAGGGGGCGTGACGACCTCGATGAGCCGGCGCTCGCGCTTCTCGCGGAGGCGGGCCAGCTCGGCGGCGCGCTCGCGGCGCTCGGACTCCCGGCCGGCCATCACGAGCCGATCCTCCGTCCTCGACAGGAGGGTGCCGACCTCGTCGGACTCGCCCCAGGCGGCGGACATCGCATCGGACGTGGCGCGGTAGCCGTACTGGTCCCCGAGCCGCTTGCACCAGTCGAGAGCCCGCCCCCGCGGGGCGCGGGTTGTGAGGACGTAGTACGTCTGCACCGGGTCGTCCTGCTCGGACTCGGCTTGGCTATGCTCTGCTTTGCTCGGCTCTGCTAGCTGATGTACGCCGAAAGCGTTTGCGGAGCGTTCGCTCGGCGTTCGCCTAGCGGTCGCTGACCGCACGGCGCTTTCCTTCCGGCGCGCTCGCTCAGCGTCCAGTCCATGAATGCGGAACTTGTGGCCCGGCAGGACATCGACGATCCCCTCGGCCACGAGCTTCCGAAACGCCCCCGGCTTGCACGACTTGGGCACGGGCGGCGAGGCCGGCCACATGGAGTCGGCCAGCATGAGAAGCCGCGTGTACGCGGCCCAGGCGGCGTCGTCGCCGTAAACCGCCTCGAACTTCGGGTCGTCGATGATCGAGTAATAGAGGCGGACGTACTTTCGCTCGTCGTTCATGCGACTTTCGCCCGCGCCCGTCTCATGTAATCGCGCTTCTGGGCGCGTCGCCGCTCGCGCAGAAGGTCCGCAGCGTCAAAGATCGGCTCACGTTTCTGCATCGGTGTGTACGTCTTTCCGGCGGAAATCCGCTCGCGCGCGTACCGTTCGCGTCGCTTTCGGCGCTCCTCGTCGGCGTTTCGCGCGTACCGTTCGCGGGCCGTCCGGTTGTATTGCTCGCGCTTCAGGGCTCGGTTGACGCTGTGTTCGAGGACGTGCCGAGCGCGCAGGTCGGGGTTGCGGTCGCGCAGCTCCTTCAGCCGCAGTCGGGCCTCGATGCGGAGGCAGTCGCGGCACCTGGAGGGACGGCCCTTGTCCCAGAACTCGTGGTCGATCGGCCACCACTCGTGGCAGAGATTGCAGCGGCCCTCCCACCCCGTGTCATCGCGGAAGCGGACGCCCGTCACAGTTGCACCACCAGCACGAAGAAGATCGCGCCGAGGATCACCACGGCCAGCATCCCCGCCACGTCGGCCCACGGCCGGCTGACCGGGTGGCCCGTGTCGCCCCAGCCGTCCTCGGCCGCCATCTGGCAGAGCCGGCACGTCGGCTGGTCGCAATGCGTGACCTTCATCACTTCATCCAGTCGGGCTCGTCCGGCACGTCGCCAGCGGCGATCGTCTCCAGGTCCGGCGCAGGGGCCGCAGGAGCGGCCACAGGGGCGCTGTGGGGCACCGGGAAGCCCTTGGGCGGCCTCTGGTCGCAGCCCTGCTCAGGGCACGCCCAGAAGGCGCTGTAGGGCTTGCCCGTCCGCTGGCTCACGCCGGCCGGGACGATCTTCGACTTGGCGTGGACCGGGCAGAACCAGTTCCCGCCGGCCGGGACGGGGGTCGGAGCCGCCCCGGCCGGCGCCCCGGCGGTGAGGATGAGACGAAGGTCGGTATGGCAGTTGGGGCACTTCACGCCGCGGACTCCTTCTTGTACCGATGCAGGGCGAGCGCCTGGAGGAACGCGAGCCAGTCGGCGCGGGTGACCGCGGCCTCGACGAGCCGCGTCTCCGACGCGGTGACGTGGACGATCCCGAAGCGCTCGATCCGCGGGATCCGGTACTTCTCGGGATCGTTGGGGCGGCCGATGAACTCGGCGCTGGCATAGGCCGAGAGCTGCATCCGGTAGTCGTCCCAGACGCGGCCCTTCTTGTCGGCCACCGACTTCGAGGTCTTCAGGTCGATGAGCCATGTCTGCCCGTCGATCCGACAGATGCCATCGAGCGTCCCGCCGTAGCCGTACTTCAGGTTGGCGACCAGCGCTTCGACAGCCAGCCATTCGGGCTTGACCGCTTCGAGCCAGCGCTCATAGCCGGCGGCCTCGCCGTCCAGCCCCTCGGGGACCACGGCCGGCGTCCCGTTGTTGCGGGCCTCGGCCCATTCGTGGAACGCGGTGCCGCGGTCGCGGGCCGCCACCGACTCGTCGCGGGAATCGAGCAGGAGCCGGACGGCCGCCTCCTCGTCGCCGCGCTCGGCCAGGGTGCGGACGATCTCGATGTCACGGATCGCCCGCTTGGCGACCCCTTCGAGCTTCCAGCGCTCCAGCGGGTACGAGTAGATGACCTTGGCGACGGTGGTCGGGGAGACGAGCGGCCCTTCGCCGTTCCAGAAGTACCGGTGGTACTCGTCCCGGCAGAGGCCGACCTCGACGGGGGCCTTGATGCGGGTCACTTGCCCCATGCCTCCATGACTTCGCCGGGGGCCATCTGCCCGGCCTCCTGCGCCCACGCGGCCCGCACGTCGGCGGGCGTCAGCCGTGGCGCCTTCGGCCCGACCATCGAGGCCGGCACCACGCGCCAGTTGCCGTGGGCGGTCACGAGTTCGTAGCGGGCGTTCCGCCCGCGCCCGCGGATGCGGTACGCGCCGCGCTCGGCCAGTTCTCGGAACATGCCTCCCACCTCCGCTACCTCGGCGCCCGTGCGGCGCTCGGCGGTGATGCCGGGAAGGAGGACGGCACCACCGCGGAGGGCCGCACGTGGCCGTACAGGAGCCGGTCGGCGCACTCGGGGCACAGCGCCCAGCCGGGGCGCGTCCGGCGGTGGCACGAGAGGTGGGCACACGTCCTCATGCGGCCGGCATCCGCTCGTACGCGATCTCGCTGATGGCGCGCTCGAACCGGCGGCGCGTCAGCTCACCGATGCGCCCGGCCTTCTCGACCTTGCTGACGTACTGCTGGGTGACGGACAGGCGCGCCGCGAGTTCGACCTGGGTGATCCCGAAGCCTTCCCGCAACTGCCGAATGGTGGTGCCGCTCATGCCGGACACCCTACAACTCGGCGTACAACCTGTCAAGCGCGGCATCAGGCGGGCGAGGGAGCGCACGGCCGAGGACGTGGCCGATACGATCGGCGTTAGCGTGGAGACGCTGACCCGCTGGGAGCGCGGGCAGCACGCCATCAAGGCGTTTCACCTGGCCGCGCTGGCCGAGGCGTACGGGCTATTGCCGGGCGCCTACCACGACCTCGTAGACCCGCCAGAGCCGGTCAACCCCTGGACGGATCGGCTCTCTCGCGTCGAGGAGGAGGCGGACCGTCGCTTCTCCGAGCGGGCGGATGCAGCTCGTCGAGAAGGCCGGACGCGACAAGGCGGCGGAGGGTCGCCAGCGCCACGCGCTCCTCATGCGTCAGTCGAATAGCGTTACGCTTGTCACTCACCAACGTTCCCCCGGTCGGTGCCCCTGTCCCGAGGATGCTCACGCCCGCGCGTGCCATCTAGGGCGACACGGCCCGGCCGGGGTGGGCCGGATGGGCTACCCGACGGCTCGTGCTCTAGCCCGCCCATCCGTAAATGCGCGTTCCGCCCCCGCCCCCGCCGGGGTCGCCCTCATCGGGTGCGGGTGACTGGTTCTCGTCCTCGACCATAAGCACTTCAATAACGTGCTGCGCCACCCGCGCCCTTCCTGGGAACGACCCAAGAACCTCCACGAGATGCTGGCTGATCCCGGCTCCGGTGGGCGTCGTCGGGCTGGCCGTTGCGGATGGCAACAGCACCTCGACGAGATGCTGAGAAACGATCCCGCGAGCCATCTAACTGACCAGCTCGTACCCGAACTCTGCCCCGTTGATCTCCGTGTCTGTCCAGGCCGTACTAGTGGCCGGCGACGTAGACGTGGGATCTAGATGAAAGACGTAGCTGGCCGCCGTGTTGAAACTGGTCCCGTTGTAGTCCGTTCCGCCGATCCGCGTGATCGGGCGGATGACGCGCTGCGCTCCGGCGTCCTGGCGTGCCATTAGAACGTGTTGGACCGCGTGGATCGTCCCTGACGGCACATCGGACATTGTGAACTTGTCTTTTTGTGCAGCCGTACTCGACTGGTTAAACGTCGAGTCTCCGTCAGCGACGATGTCGGCCACGTTCCGCCAGTTGTCGGCGTAGTTGCCTGTCCACGCGGCAGCGTTACCAGCGCCGACCGGCGTCACGACCTCGAAGCGGCACGGGCCGAGAAAGTCGTTAGCGACCGAGCCCGTGGTGTTAAGTAGGTAGTAGTGCTGAAAGTTGTGATTTGAGGAGGCGGCCGCGTTCGTCGCCCGAGCGTTGAGGCGCACATTGGAAATGCTCTTGTTGCCGCCGTTCCGCGTGTCCTGACCCGTCCCTGAGTCTGGTATCCAGTTGGTCGCCGTGCCGTTAACGCGAACCTGGTACCGGCCGGAGGGCGAGTCGCCGGCATCGCCAATGGTTGCCTTTACCTCGATGTGATACCAGGTGGCCGTGGAGATGGTGTTGGTCGAAGTGGCGAGAACGGTTCCGTTCCTGGTGAACGTGATTTGGCCACCAGTCGTGTACCGAACGGATACGTGCTCTGTGCCGCCATCGTGGAACGACATAATCACCGATGCGGTCGCCAGCGACGGGGTGCGGAACCAGACGCCGGCGATGAACGTCTCCAGCGTGGACCCAATGGTCTTGTCGATGTAGTGCGGTTGGGACGATCCACCGAGCGCGATCCCGACCGGGCTAGGCGACAGGCCGTACGCTTGGTGGATATCGTGGGTGCCTACGGAAGTCGTCCACTTCTTCGTGAGGTCGGCCACGGCATAGTGGGCGAACGAGTCACCGAAGACGAAGGCCATTTAGATCAGCTCCTCGTGTACGAGAGCACGAGGGTAACGTGCTCGACGGTGGTGGCCGATGCTACGGCCACGCGGAAGATGTCCCCGGCGGCAAACGTCGTCGTCCAGCCCGTCAGGGTCGAGTCAGTCGCCTTGATACCGCTTGTGAGCGTCGGCAGCGCCGACGCCGCGATGTTATCGCCGGAGTCCGGCGGGAAGTTGGCGTAAGTGTCCTTCCACACGTTGAAGGCGATGCTGCCCGTCTGGTCGGCCATGATCGTCCAGGACGTGAACGTCCCCGCGGCCGGAGCGGCGAGGTAGACAGAAGCCCCCGACGTGATCGCCTCGCCGCCCCCGTCCACGACGACCACGAACGCTTCCGAGATGGAGGGCGGAGCGGCCACGGCCGCCCACTTGACGCCGGTCGGCTCGTCGGAGTCTGCGGTCAGAACATAGCCGTCATCTCCCACGGCGAGGCGCACGGGCGTGTCGGCAGCACTCCCGACGATCAAGTCCCCCTTCGCATCGATGATGGACGCAGGCAACGTCTCCTCGATCGGCAGCCACACCGCAGCGCCATCGGTGTTATCGGTGAGGATGAACGTGTCGCCCGTGCTTGTGTTCACCCACACCTGGCCGACTTGGTAGCCGTCGGCCACGTCGTCGTCGGCCGTCGGGTCGGACGCGGACTCGACCGGGACGCCAGCCGGGCGGGCCGGCGGCGTCTGCGTCTCCTCGTCGTCGTCGTCGCCCGGTGACGTGGTGAGCGCGACCCACTCGGCCCCGGCGAAGCCGCACCACGAGTTGACGCCTGAGACGTAGGTTTCCCCGATGATCTGGACCCAATGGCCGCAATGGCCGTCGTCGGGGACCGTGATGACAACCGAGTCCCCGAACGTCACGAGCGTTTCGGGCGTGCTCTCCACGTCCTGTGTTCCGGCGACGCCGATGTTGACCTTGTAGCGGTTGAGGGCCGAGGTGCCGCTGCCGCCCTTCGTGACCTGGGACGTGTTGAGCGTGAGGGTGCCGGGGCCGATGACGTGAACGCGGACCTTGTTGTTGCCCCAGTACGCGGCCTCGCCGTAGTCCGGCGTCCCGCCGACGCCCCATGACGGGAACGTGAAGTTGCCGTTATAGAAGGGCGTCGCCACCATCGGGCCGGTCATGCCGCCCGTGTGGTACGTCAGGAGCCCGACGGCATCGCTGTCGCCGTTGTTGTTGTTCGGCGGGATGCTTACAGTGGCGAGCTGCGTGTAGTCCTCGCACGGCCCGGCGGGCGGCCACGTCTCCGGCGTCGGCTTCGGCTTCTCCAGCTCGAGGTCGAGGTAGTACCGGTTGCCCACGTCGTTCGCGGGCCGGACGTTCACCGAGATGACGCGCATCGACACGCCCGCGTTGTACGGGTCGCCCAGGTGCACGAGCTTCACGTTCATCCGCTGCCCGGCCGTCACGAGCCCGGCGTCCTCGGGGTAGACGAGGATCGTCGTCGTGATGGTGTCAACTTCCTCGGCGTGGCGATCAAGGAATGCTTCCGCCTGCGCCTGGGCCGTCGTCTCGCGCTGCGTGTACGGCCGGGTGATCGTCGTGCCGCGGGCGATGAATGCCGTCGAGGTCGAGCCGCGCTTGCGGTAGGTCATCCGCGACTGGTCGCCGTAAGTGACCATGACCTCGCTGTAGACCTCCTCCGGGTTCCGCCGCAGCTTCGCCTCGGAGTCGGGCGGGTAGACGCCCGTGGCCGGGTTGATGTCAGCGATGTCGTTGCTGATGGAGAGGTCGCTCTCGGCAATGCCCGCCGAGTCGCCACCGAGGTACAGCGCCCGCTCCTCGGCCACCGGGTCCCAGAACGCGAAGTAGGTGATGTTGGGCCGCCGGCCGATGAGGTCGTCGAGGACGGCCTTGGGCGTCTGCCCCGTGAAGTCGGCGGCGTCCATCCCGAGCGTCAGGATGTCCCAGTCAACGAAGCCGGTGTCCTCGACGAGATTGACGAGCGACTGGTGGCCCAGGAGCCACGTCAAGCGCTGCGCCATCGTCTCTTCGGGCCGCTTGCCGGTGGCGTAGGTGATGATCCGCAGGCTGAAGATGGCGTTGAGATCGACCAGCGTCGCCTCGTGCAAGCGGTCGTCGGCAACGACCATGCCGCGATCGACGGATCGCCCAAGGTTCCGGTCGGTCAGGAGTCCGGTGAACAGCCGCGGCTGCGAGCACTCCGACTCTTCGATCGTCACCCACTTGTGCCCGACCGTCGTGATGTCGGCCCCGGCGTCGTCGATGACGAAGCCGCCGAAGCCCACGTCGCCGTCCTTGGCGATCGACTGCACGGCGATCGAGGACGGCGGGATGGCGTCCGCGATGGGCGTTCCGTCGATCTCGACCGACAGGCTCATCGCATCGTGAACCCGGTCGAGGTGCCGCCCGTGTAGCGGGCCACCGTGACCTGTTGATTGGTGACGGCCCGCACGCTCACGCTCGTCGAGACAGACACCGGAACCGTGATCTTCGGGCTGAAGTTCTTGGCCGCGAGAGTGGACGTGGTCCGGTTGACGGCGCCCGTCACGCTGGTCAGCTTCGAGGTGACGGCCGAGGACATCGAGGCGATGCGGGAGGTGGTCCGCTCGTCGCCCGCCTTCACGGCCGAGGCCACGGCGGCCGTCTTCTGCTGATTGACGTTGAAGCCGTTTCGGATCGCGGCCGTCGTCTGGCTGCCGCCGCTGGTGACGGTGGTGAACCCGTTCTTGATCGCGGTCGCCTGGACGGCGAACCCGTTGCGGATGTCGGCCGACACGTCGGACACCTTGTCGCGGACGCCGATCGTGGCCTGTTGGGTGGCGGTCATGGACTGAGCGAGCGAGTTGAGGACGGCAGTGGTGGCGAAGGCGGGGCTCGTGTTCGTGGCGAGGGTCGGCCCCGATGACCCCTGTGGGCCCTTCGTCAGATACGGCAGGAGGTACATGGCAAGCACGCCGCCGATGCCGGCGGCCAGCGTGCCGAGCCCGGCAGCTCCGAGGCCGAGTCCGGCGGCCGGGGCGGCGCCCGCCGGCAGCCCGCCCTTCGCCCCGCCCGGCAGCCCGCCCCCGCCGATCACCTTGGCCGCGTTGATGTTGACGACCCCGGCATTGATGCCGAGCACGCCCTTGATGAGCCCCTTCCCGAGCTCGCCCACGATGGAGCCGAGCGCCCCGCCCGTGAGCTTGTTGAGCCCCCAGCCGGTTAGCACGGCCGTCTGGATCCACGGCGGCAGCGAGGCGAACGCCCCGAGCACGGCCTTGGCCCCGGCCCCGGCGATCTGGAGGGACTGGCCGATGGTGCCCCACGGCAGCCGCTCCGCGATGCTGATGAGCGAGTCGAGCCCTCTGGCGAGAGTCCGCCCGAACTCGCGGATGTTGTCCATCACCTTCGGGTCAGACAGCTTCGTCCGCAGGAGGTCCGCGACGCGCGTGAGGACCGGGAGGAAGCCCTCCGCGAGCGCCATCTTGGCGTCCTCGGCCACGTCCTGGAGCTTGTTGAGGGCCGACTGGTAGGGGCCGGCGGTGGCCTTCGCGGCCCCGCGCGTCTTCTGTTCGAGGAGATCGAGGAGGAGCGCCTGCGCCTTGGCCTTGTCCCCGGCCTTGACGAACGCCTTGACCTGGTTCTCCTGTTCCTTCGTGAGAACGACGCCGGCCCGCCGCAGGGCCGTCATCCCCCGCTCGGGGTCGGCAAGCGCCTTGGCGAGCTGCTTGGCCGCCGACGAGGTGTCGGTCTTCATGGCGGCGCCGAGGTCGGTGACGACGCTCATCGCCTTCTGGACGTTCTCGGAGGTCAGGTCGCCAAAGCGGATGAGCGTGTTGGCCGCGTCCTGGATGGCCTTGTCGTCAACGGCCGCATCGACCGAGTCTTCGAGCGCCACGGCCCAGTCGCGGATCTGGCCGGCCGAGATGGACGCGGCCAGGCCCGACTCCGTGAGAGCCGACTGCGTGCCGGCGTTGACCTTCTCCAGCTCGACGAGCGAGTCAAGGCCGGACTTCACGGCCGCGCCGATGCCGACGGCCGCCACGGCGCCGAGCTTGGCGATGTTGCCGATGGCCGTCTTCACGCCGCGCTGCGCGATGCCGCCGATCCTGCCAAGGCGGCCCTCAAACCCGTTGAGGGCGCCCTCTGCCGTCTTCAGCCTGCTCGTGAACTTGTCGTCGAGCGTGAGGCTGGCGACAAGCTTTGCGACGCTACCACCCACCTGTCGCCCTCCTGAGTCTCTTCACCCGTTCCTCTTCGATCCGGCCCTGTTCGCGGACCAGTCGGCCGACCTCTAGCTCTGCGATGAGCTGGAGACGCCATCGCGCAACGGCGAAGTCGTCGCGGTGACGGCCGTCGGGATAGTGGTAGTCGAGGATCGCTTCGATGGCTTCGGGGGCTTGGGCGCCGATCCATTCGTCGGAGACATCGACCCGGCGGTCGGCGTATGCGGCGAGGAGTTCGACACCCTGTTCAGCAAAGGGAGCAAGTACCGCTCCCCGTACAGCTCGTCAACCGCTTCCGCCACCTCGGCGGCAGCCATCACGTCGGCCAGGAGCCGGTCGTTGATCGTCGCCCGGTTGACCGGGGTCGGCTTGCCGTTCTCATCGACCAGCGTCCACTTCTCGACCCCGAGGAGGACGAACTGCTCGGTGATGATGGCGAGGATTTCCGCGGCCTCGGCCGGGAGCGCCAGCGCCACCGCGTTCCGAACGGTCATCATGCTGCGGAAGTCGAGCCGATCCCGCAGCGTGATCTCGTCCCCGTCGGGGTGCCTGCCCCCGCAGAGGCAGGCCACCCGAACGCTGCTCACAGCGCGGCCAGCGTGTTCACCACCTCGGAGACCAACACGCCCTCCAGATCGTCGGGGTCGTAGAACGCGCGGCCGGTGAGCACCACCGTCGTGTTGCCGCCAATCTCGCCTTCGGTGCGGGTGTAGTACCGGAGCGGCATGGTCACGGTGAACGAGTACGGAGTCTCGTACTCGGCGTCCACCGTGCTCTCGAAGGCGAGCCGGACGTAGCGGTTGACCGCGGTGTCGCTCATCCAGTGATCGGACTCGGAGCCCGTGCCGACGATGTCGGAGGTCTTCGAGAACACGCACTCCAGCTCGATCGTCCGCGCGCCGCGCCCGTAGGCGTCCACGTCGAACGACTGGTCGCCGTTGGCCCACCGCTTCTGGTCCGTCTCCTGCGAGATGCGGAGCGTGAAGGTGTGGAGGGCGTCGGTAACCTGGCCGGTGGTGAGGCCGGCCACGTCGTCCGCGATGTAGATGGCGCCGTCCTTCAGGTAGACGATCACGTCGTCGGTGGCGACCGACAGGCCCGGCGTGGGGACGGAGCCCGTGACGGGGGAGTCGGTGGAGCCGGTCGAGGCGACCGACCCGAACCGCCAGGTGGCCGAGGCGGTCAGCGGGCCGAGCCCTTCGGGGCCGCTGATCTCCAGGCTCTCGACGAAGCCGTCTCCGAGCTGGAAGGCGTCGGACGTGACATCATCGAAAAACTCGTAGGTGAACACGTCATAGGCGTCGGCCGTGGTGGACGCGGGCTCGAACGCCCACGTCTTCGCCGTGCCGGCGCCCGTCGGAGTCACCCCGCCGCCGAAGACGCCAGCGAGCAGGGCCGGGAGGTCGTTGTAGTTGAGGACCGGAGCCTCCAGCGAGGCCGTGAGGTCCGGCGCCGCGCGGTAGGGCGCGGCCGTCGGGTCGAGCGACCCGGTATCGACCTCGGGATCGGTCCAGTTCAGCTCGACCGAGGGCGTCCCGCTGAACGGGTAGGCGCGGGTCGCGGGAACCTTCGTGCCGAATACGGACTGGCGCCCGAGCTGGTGCTTGCGAAGACGGACGAAGCCGGCGATGGGCATGGTACTGATCTCCTGCGCTCATGGGGCTCGATGGCGCGTACCCACCCGCGCCCGGTGCTCATCGGCCGGCGGCAAAGCCCTCCAGCAAGATGCGGGTCGCGTAGTAGCTCTTCACCTGGTCCGCGGGGAACCAGTCGGTGACGTAATCGGGAACGTCGGCGGTGGACGCCGCGGCAAACATCGTGTTGGCCCCAGCGGCGTGGAACAGCGGATCGACCCAGTCGAGGAAGCCGTCAACGAAGGCGTCCTTCTGGTCGGCCGCGCTCTTGCCGTCGAAGAGGGCGTGGAGGACGATTACCTCGACGGTGACGTTGCGCTGGCGGACGGCCGTCGGATAGCTGATCGTCTCGGCCACCGACTCCACGAAGGCCGTCGGCAGATGGATGCTCCGCGGCCGGGCCGGGTAGACCTGGAGGGCGATGCCCTCGTCGAGCGCGAAATCGGTGAGCAGTTCGACGGCCGCGGCCCGGGCGTCGGCCTGGAAGCCCATCAGCCGGCCCTCCGCGCCCGCGCCCGGTTGCGGCGCGTCGTGATGTCACCGAGGCCGTATCTCCCGGCACGGCCGCCCGTCCCGTTCCACGCCGCGATGACCTCTTGCAGCATCACGTCGCCCTTCAGGGCCTCGCGGGCGGACTTGCGGATGAACGGGCGCTTGCGGACGCCGCGGACGCGCTTGGCGAACACCGTGTCGCCACCGCGCTCGAACTTCATGGCCGTGCGGTTCTTGGGCCCGTGGGGCTTCGTCCCGCGATCCTGGAAGGTCAGGCGGTAATCGCCGTAGACGGCGCCGTACCGCTCGCCGGACTCGCCGTAGATCGACCCGCGGAGGCGGCCCGAAGGCGAGTGGACGCGCTTCTTCATGAGGTCGCTGGCCTCTACGGCCCAGCGGCCGAGCATCGGTGCGGCGACGCCTGCGAGCCGGTCGAACCGGGCCCGCAGGTCGTCGGCGCCCTTCAGCGTGACCGGCATCACGCCACCCCGAAGCGGCGGCGCGTGCCGAACACGAGACGCTGGATGTTGGGGAAGCGGGCGACGAACGACTCGTCGCCCGCGTTGGACTCTGGGCGCTCGGCAAAGAACACGGCGACTTGGAGCGCGGCTTCAGCCTGGCCGGCGTCCGGCACGTCCACGTCGTCGTCCCACTCACCGATGACGCGCTTGATGTAGGTGATGGCCGCCTCTAGGGCGCGCGAGAGTCGAGTCACCTCTTCCCCCTCGTACCCCTCGCCGTCCCAGTCGTCAGCGACGACGTCCAGGCGTTGCTTCAGCTCGTCGAGAGTCGGCCACTCAGCCATGACTTAGCTGCCGAGGTCGTAGGTCGTGAAGGCGGAGGCGTACCGCGGGACGTAGAAAAGGATCCCGCCGAGCGCGATGTCGCGGCCGGCCTTCGCCGGAACGTCCACCGACAGCTCGATGTTGCCGTCCTCGGCCCAGGCGAACCCGGACGAGGGGCCGACCATCACGTCCACGCCCGTCGCGTCGAGCGCCGGGACGTAGATCGGGCGAAGGGCCGAGACGGACCCGCCGGGGCCGCCGCCGGCCGTGATCGCGGCGTTTAGGTTGAAGTAGAGCGGGGCGTTGGTCCCGTCATTCTTGGCGTCGATGAACGCCGAGACGGCCTTGGCCGAGAGCCAGATCGTGTCGGGCGGCTCGTCCGTGGCCGACATGCAGTTCTCCCACGCCTCACCGATGCTCAGGTTCTCGGGGTCGATGTTGGCGGTGCCGGGCGTGGTCCCCTCGGTGAAGAGGGCAGTGAGGGCGAGCGCGTCGGACTTGCGCGCGTAGGCGTGCCCGAGATCGCGCATGAGAAGGTCCATGAAGTACGGCTCGGCGCGGCGGATCATCTGGATCGCCACGTCGGCGCCGCCGAAGACGGACACGGCCGCGAAGTCCTTGGTCGTGACCTTCATCGCGGTGCTGTCGATCTCGGTCTTCTGGGTCGCCTGGGTGTCCACGGTCGAGCGCTGCGAGAGCACCGGGACGGTGATGTTCATACCCGACTCGGGGGCGACGATCTGGGTGGTGGAGGTGAGGAACGGCCGGCGGCGGTTGACGACGCCGATGAGGAGGTCGTTGCGGAGGGCGTCGGGGACGAGGCCGGGGTTATCCGGCGTGAGGATGTCGTCGAGCGCGCGCTCCTGAAGCTCCTGCTTGCTGATCGGCATGCCGCGGAGCTGGCGGACGGCGACGCTCGCCCAGTGGGCGAGGGTGGGCTTGGGGCGCTCGACGGCGGACGGGACGGCGAAGTCCCCGCGGTAGCGCTCCTCCATCTTGTCAAGCCGCTCCCCGATCTCGTCGAGGGCGCGCTTCTGGAGGTCGGTCAGCTTGCCGGCGATGGCGTCGTAATCGAACGCCGGGGCCTCGGCCTGGATGTTCTCGGACACGGGGGCGATCTCCTCTGTGGAGGGGGTGGAGGGGTCCGGCTCGGATCGGACGAAGAGGACATCGGTGCGCTGGTGCATCGGCTTCCACGTCGTGCTGACCTCGCGCAGATCGGCCTTCGTGATGGCGACGGCCCGCTTGCCGCCCTCATGGCTGATCTGCCCGAGCGATCCGGGCGGGTAGTAGGACAGGGAGACGGACGGGGTGACACCGTCCTTGGCGAGCGTCAGGATCTCGTCGCCCCGGAGGGTCTTGGAGACCCGGAAGACCATGTAGGCGCCGTCGGCCCGCTCCTCCAGGAGTTCGCCGCGGCCAGCGGGCGGGTCCTGGTGTTCGAGGCGAAGCACGACCCGCCGCGGGTCAACGTGCTTGAAGGCGCCGGGCCGGAACGACTCCAGCCCTACCGGCGTGTCGGACGGGGTATCCCACGCGACGATGCGGGCGCCGATCAGCCGCTCGGACTCCGAACGGATCTCGACCTCGTCGCTGGAACCGGCCGCCGTCCGCAGCTCCTCACCCGCGGGGAGGAGGTCGGCTAGCGTCTGCTCCTGCGCTTCGATGACCTCGGACAAAGCAAAGACCTCCGAGCCCCAGGGTCTCGAAGGTCCGCTGCGGGGTGCTATTCGTGTCGGCGCTGGGCCTCTAGGGCCGCTGGCCTACCGTTATGTGGTTTCCGCGACGATCCTATGCCGCGGGAGACGCCTCTGTCAAGATGCCAGCATAGAGTCGGTGGGCGTAATCGGCCCACGTCTCGGGAGCGTGGAAGCGCTGGACGTGCTCGTAGCCGATCCGGCCCCACTCCTCGCGCAGATCGGGCGAGTCGATGAGGGCGCGGATGGCGCCCTCGACCTCGTTGGGCGCGGTGCTCAGGAACGGGAGATAGCCCCCGTAGACCTCGCGCATCTTGGCAAGGATCGGCTCGGGCGCCCCCGCGATGACCGGGAGCCGCATGGCCCACGCCTCGATCGCGTTGTTGCCGTAGCCGAGGTGGAGCTGGTCAACGAAGACGTGCGAGGACGCCTTCAGCGTGAGGCAGACCGTCCACGGGCGGCGCTGGATGAGGAGGTAGTCCACGCGGCGGTCGCGGCCGATCTTCTGCATCGCCACGTTGACGTAGCGCGTCCCCTTCGTCATCCGGTTGGTGGGTGCGTGGGCGACGACCGGGCGATCCGTCGGGGCCGGGGCGAGCGCTTCGCGCAGTGCCTCCATCTTCCGCGTGTCGATGACCTGGGGGATCCACTGCGCCTCCCCGCCCTTCGGCACGGACAGGAGCAGATCGACCGTCGAGACGATGGAGCGGGCGCCGATGTCGCGGCACTGCCGCCAGATCGCGTCGGGGTGCGTGCGGAACCGGGTGCCGTGGTGGTGGACGAACAGCTCGGCCGGTCCGCCGACCGCGCCGACCCTCTCCGCCAAGAGCGGGTCGTTGTGGATGACGATCACGTCGGCCCACTGCACGGACTCGCGGACGGCCTCCTCGTCCCAGAGGTCAACCTTCCCGTAGGCGAACGGGTGCTGGCGGTGCGCGAAGACGCGAACCTCGTCGCCGCCCGCTTCGAGGACACGCTTGGCAGCGGCAGACTGCCCGGCCGTGTCGGGGCCGGGATGAAGGTGCAGGAGCCTCATGCTGCGCCGTTCTTGACCAGCGTGCCGCAGCGCTTGCACTCGATCTCCGCGGGCCCGCCGACGCGGCCGGCGAGCCGTCCGCACTTCTCGCACCGGAGGTCGGCAAGCGCCCGCTGCTGGACCGGGAGCGACGTGATGACGGCCTGCGGCGGCGCCTTCGGGACGGGGGCCGTCTCGATGTCCCCGGCCGACATGCCCTCGGCCAGCCGGGCGAGGTTGGCGCCCTCCTCGGCCCCGAGGACGCGGGTGGCGATGTCATAGACCTCCCACCGGGTCTTCACGTCGGCCCGCAGGAGGCGGTCCACGTTGAACTCGCACGACCACGAGCGCGGCAGAAGGTCGGTCATCTCCTGCTCGAACTTCTCCAGGAAGTTGGGGATGAGGCACGTCCGGGTCAGCTTGTCGAGTTCCTGCCCGACGTTCTGATAGGTGAGAGACGAGCCGGCCACCGCGTAGCCGATGAGACTCTGCGGGAAGCCGAACATGCGGGCGATCTCGCCAACCTGGAACTCGCGGGCCTGCATCATCTGGGCGCCCTGCGGGTTGGGCTGGACGTACTCGACGTTCTCGATCATCTGGTCGATGACGCGGGGGACGTTGTTGGGCTTGTCGATCCACTGCCGGCGCAGCCGCTCGGCCTCGCTGTAGCCGTCCTCGTCCTCGTCCCCGCCGAGAATGCCGGCGTGCTTGATGAGCACCGACGGGTTGCCGCCGTCGCCGTAGAAGTTGGCCGCCCAGTCCTGCGCCTCGACGGCCACCGAGACGGCCGCCCCGCAGAGCTGGAGCGGGCCCTGCCCGCGGAGGTCGCCCGGCTCGCGGACGTAGGTGATCTGCCGCATGTCGTCGTTGGGCATCTCCACGTCGAGCCAGTAGATGACGGGGCGGAGCGAATTGCGCGGGTTCGACTCGACGCGGATCTGCTGCGGCGGCACGTTGTAGAGGGCGAGGGGCTGGCCGTCCACGTCCCGCTTTGCGATCCACCACCACGCCTCCCCGCGGGTGGCGACGTTCCACGCCGAATCGCGCCAGAACGAGCCCGGCCGGCGGTTCGGGTCGGGCCGGACGATGAGCCGGGGGCGGGCGTCGGGGGCGACCCGCTGGCCGTTGCGGTAGCCCTCCAAGGCGAGCGTCCCGACGGTGTTGGCGATCGTGGAGACGATGCCGAAGATGGCCGGCACGCCGAGCGCCTGGCGCACCGACGCGATGCGGTACGACGCGCTGGTGGTCCCGAAGCGACGGAGGTAGAAGTCCTCCAGGCTGCCGGGGTCCGGCTCGGCCCGCTCCTCCAGTTGGAAGGGCTCCAGCGAGAACAGGTTGCGGAGACTGTCGAGAACGCTCATCAGTAGATCCTCGCGGCGGTGGGCATCGGGGGTCCGGACGCGAGCCAGTACGCGCGGACGGCGGCGATGGCGGCGGTGGCCGGGTGGTCGGGGTGAGCCTTCACGGCGAGCCAGCCGTTCGTGAGCTGCTTGCGAGCGGTCCACGGAAGGTCGGCGGTGATCTGCTCCGCGTCGGCCCATGCGATCGTCCCCAGCTCGACCGCGCTGGCGAAGTCCTTGCAGGCGTTGGCGAACTCGCGCCCCACGATGTTCCGGGGCTTGCGGAGGTACTTGCCCAGCTCCTCGTCGGTCCAGGCGTCGAATCCGACGCCGACGACGCCGAGCTGGAGGGCGAGCTTCCGCAGTGTCGGCCCGAACTCGGCCGGGTCGAGCGGGTTGCCGGTCACGTCGGCCACCACGCCGAGGGCGATCCGCCGGTCGTCCTGCCGCCACGCGATCACGGCCGACGCGCGGGTGTTCGTCTGATCGACGCTCACGGCCATGTACGGCCGCCGCGGGCGACCCACCGTGTCGCGGCACCGCTCCCAAGCCTCGATCGGGACGAGCGGGGGCTGGATCGTCTTGACCCAGCGGCACAGGTGCTCCGTCTCGAAGATGGCGAGGGTGTCGGCCAGCGAGTGTGCCCGGTATTCGCGCTCGATGTTGGCGAGGGCGAGCGGGATGTGCCCGATGGACGGGTTGGCCTCGCGCCAGCCGGCCACGTCGTCGGGCGCCCGCTCGGGGGCCGCGGACCATTCGAGGTAGGCGAGGGACGGATCCTCGGCCCCGCGCTTGCGGAGCGCGTTCAGCACCTCGGAGGACTCGGTGCCGGCGTTCGACAGGTAGAGCATCTGGGGGTTGGCCGATGCCGTGAGGGTCGGCTTGGCCGCCGCGATGAAGTCGTGCGTGTCCATCTCGCGGAGCTCGTCGATGATGACCACGTCGTTCGACGGGCCGCGGGCGCCGCCGCGGGTGGGCGCCACGATGCGATAGGTGGCACCGTTGCGGAGCTTGATCTCCTCCTGGCCGTTGGCGAACCGGGGCTTCGTCTTCAGCTCGTCGGCAAAGCGGTCGAGCATCACGTCAGCAACCGCCCCGAAGACCTCGCGC